GTAAAACGATCACCTTGGATGTTGAACCATCCGACACGATCGAAAATGTAAAACAAAAAATCCAAGATAAGGAGGGAATTCCCCCCGACCAGCAGCGCTTGATTTTTGCTGGAAAGCAACTGGAAGATGGTCGCACTTTATCAGATTACAACATTCAAAAGGAAGCGACGCTGCACTTGGTCCTCCGACTTCGTGGAGGCTATTTTTAAAATGTAAAGTGATTTCTTAATTTATAATATTAACAGGATTAGTTTTAATCGTGATGGCGAAAGAGTTAATAGGTTCCTCGGTTATTTGAGCGGTTTGTAAAGGTATAACAGCTGCCCGTTTGTATTTAAAAAAGTTAATTAATCTTATTACAGGAAAACGACAAGAATGAATAATACAACTTAGACACCAACAAGATAATATAAAAGTGATAATAATTCTTGCGTCTCTCATTTCACCTGAATACCAAGACATATTAGATAATAATTGGAATTATATTTAATTAATTATATTAATATTAAATATAATCAATTTATTATAAAACACTCAACATTATAAGAAGTTGAGAGCATATATGGTAATAAAAAAGAACTTAATTGGAATATGCAAGACCACCCATACCACTCATTACACGAAGAACGTTGTAGTTAGTGGCATATACGCGGACTTTGGCAGTGTTGGCTGTGCCGATGGCAGCAGCAGAAACAACCAATTGAAGTGTGGCGTTGTCAATACGACTGAAATTACAGGTTCCAGATGGCTGATGTTCTTCAGGACGCAAAGCGAACGAATAACAGTTAATACCAGTGTCTGGAGTGCGTGTGTGATGTTGAAATGGTTGAACCAAGTCGAAGTAGCTACCTTCACGTTCAGAGAATCGGTCTTGACCGTTCAATTGAAGTTTGGCAGTTACAACTGGATTTTCACCCCAACAGTGCATTTTCAAAGCAGTTTCAGCAAGAACGAATGCTCCAGCATCAGAGACACCGTGAACTTGTCCTACAGGGAAAGCAGCATCTAAACCGGTGATTGCGGCACCATCTTGAAGGGAACCAGCAGCGGCAGCAGCACCACCGGCGGAGTTAGCGCCTGGAGATTGGAACAAACCATCAGTGTCAATAACACTGGTATTTCCAGCATTAGCACCAGTGCTAAGCTGACCGGCGGAACTGTAAGCACGGATGGAGTTAGGCAAAGCATCAATTGCGTCAGTGTAATTGAATGGCTGAGCACCCAAAGCTTTGTTAAGAACTTTGTCTTGAACGAAAGAATCGCAATAACTCACATTGGCATCAGGTTGAACAACCCATACAAGTTCTTTACATGGGTGATTGAAGTTCAATTTGATTTTGTTGGAAGAGGAACCGATGGATTCATCACCAGTGAATTGAAGCTGTTCGATCAAGTATTCGTGTGGGTTTTGTGCCATACGTCTACGTTCATCAGTATCAAGGAAGATGTAGTCAACGTAAAGAGATGCGGCAACCAAAGATTTGGCGTAAGCACCAGTTGCTTTAACGTTTCCTGGAGCACCATTTCCACTGTTTACGTTTTTAACAGCGAATAAGCATTCATCCATAGGACGGATTTCGATGTTAATTTTAACTTCGTGGTATTGCAAAGCAATCAATGGCAAAGCAAGACCAGGGTTTCTGCAGAACCAGAATTGAAGAGGAACATACAAGGTTGTTTCAGGAAGAGCATTGCGAGGAGCACATACAGCTTCAGGAACATTAGCAGCACCACAAGCAGTTGCTACATCAGCAAAAGCAGGGTCTGTCAAGTATGTAAGTTGAGTGGTGTTACCAATCATTTTGGCATAACCATCTTCTTGTTCGGAAGTTTGTGTCAATTGATTCCAGATGTGCATCCAGTCACCATATTGACGGTCGATTCTTTGACCACCGATTTCAACTTCTACCATGGAGATCATTTGTTCACCAGGACAGTCCAACCATCTTGCGTAAACATTTGTTGCGCCAGGTTCGTCATCTTGGTTGATTTCAGGGAGAGTTACTTGTAAATATGTTCTGTATGCAAGGTCTCCGTTTCTGGAAACAGTGCATTGAATACGGCGACCGAAATCGGCTTGACCGTTGAACGTTTGTTCGATACTTTCCATTGCAAAGTTAGTGTGTCGTCTGTAGGTCACTTTCCAGAAAGTGATCTGAGGATTACCCGTAAGGTACACATCTTGTGCACCGTAAGCTACTAGTTGCATTAAACCGC